TGTGGGATTTTCTTTTTTCAGAGAATTGTACTGTTTCTGATTTGTTTCATAAAGAATCTGCAAGTGATCAAGCTGAATGCGTGCATCAGTGTAGTTTGTCTGCATCTCTGAATAGAAATTGATAAGGCGGTGATTGATGTCACTGATTACAGCTTTTTGGGGTTGCAGATGGAAGAAAACTGCTCCGCCACCAATGAAAGGCTCAAAATAGGTATCGTAATCTGTGGGAATATATTTTTCAAATTGTGGAAGTTCTTTTGATTTTCCACCACGATATTTGATCATAGGGTTCATAAAAAGGATCTCCTTACAACAGAGAAATAGAGTATGCGAGAAAGAATGTGGTATAGCTCAAGCTTCTACCAATGATATTTTTAGTGTAGCATAAGAACGAGAAAATCACAAGAAGAGGAAAGAGTAAAACGTTTTTTTCAATCAATCAAATCCTTTATTGTCCCCAACCCATTATAACTTACAGAAGGGTGGTGGTGCCATGCAGGAAGAGCAGCATTTTGATCTGCCTGGGACAGGACGAAAGAATTTTTGAAAAACTTGAAATTTCCTGTTGACAAAGTACGACTGCTATGCTAGAATAATCAAGTCGGGAGCGAAACCCCGATGCGAAAATGGACGTATGGCCCGTTGGTCAAGCGGTTAAGACAGAGGCCTCTCACGCCTTTAACATCGGTTCGATTCCGGTACGGGTCACCATATGCACCTCTAGCTCAGTTGGTAGAGCAACTGACTCTTAATCAGTGGGCCCAGGGTTCGAGTCCCTGGAGGTGCACCAGAAAAGCCACACAGTAGCGTTGAAAAGCGTGCTGTGTGGCTTCTTTTTTTGTATCAGATGGCGAGCTTGACTACTTTTTGACTACTTTTCACGGAGTTCTCAGATTTGCCGGAAAGATACTCGTTGAGTTTATCGGCAACATGGAGTGAATCCTCTTGTTCCAGATGAGTATAAATATCGGCGGTGACCTGAATGCTGCTGTGTCCCATTAGTTTTTGTGCCGTGCGTAAGTCTACCCTTGCACGATAAAGTGTCGTTGCGTAGGTATGCCGCAGCATGTGGGGATGCAGAGGAAAAGGCACAAGGGAAACAACGTGAGAATTCCACATTCGGGTGAATGCGGAGCGGGTCATATCCCCGCCATTGGAGGCAGGGACAATATATCGGCTCAAGTGTGGTGTATCAAGCAAGATGGCTCTGAGCTTGTCCGGGATAGGAATGACCCTGTGCGCAGCTTTTGTTTTGAGATCATCTACGGGATCTTGCTGATTGTTCAGAAAGGTCATAGCACGCCGGACGGTCAGAGAGTTGCTTTGAATGTCCGACCATTGCAACCCAAGCGCTTCTTCCTTGCGAAGCCCGCAGTACAGACAGAGGGCGCAGAATACGCGGGCGCGTGGTTCTACGACTACACTCATCAGAATATCGACCTCATCGGGAAGCAGAGCCTTTTTCTTTTCCGCTTTAGCGTGAGGGGTGATTTTGATACCCTCAGTAGGATTATCAATAATCAGATGATTCAAACGTGCTTCCTCAAAAAGCTGGCGCATAGTCAGAAGAACTTTACGCTGCAGGCTTTCCGATCTGGATGCAACGCTGGCCATAACCTGTCGGATGTGAACTGGTTTTACGTTTCGGAGTTCCATGTATCCGATCTGTTCCATGATGTGGAGATTATAGCTATCCCGGTACATTTTGATGGTAGCGGCCCGTAAATCGGATTTATAGTTTTTCAACCAAATTTTTGCCCACTCGCCCACCAATGTGTGATCTCCAACTTCAAGCCCGGCGGTATCTTGGTTCATTAGTGCATTTGCAGCGGCATTGACTTCAGCAATCGTTTTGCCGTATACAAATTTCTGTTTTCCGTTGGACAATGTCACCTTGCGTTGATAGCGGCCATCTTTTCTTTTTTTGAGTCTTGCCATAATAAAATAACCTCCTTTGGGTACACTTTGACAAGCCTACCCAAAAGAGGTATAATCACAGTGTCGGTTGTGACTGCTCTTTTTGAGTAAGCCAATCTATTTGAACGCTCTCGGTGTTGGTAGCACCGGGGGCGTTTTTTCGTTTTATAAAAAATTAAAATCTATGCCTTTGCAATCAGTCCAATAATGTACTGCTTTTTCAACAAATTCTTCTTCAAGGTTGAAATATTCGGCAATCTCCCAATTTTCTGTCATGCCCATCTTGTAGCAATTCAGGATTTCGTTGACAGGGAGATACTTTTCGACAGATGCGGCAAATGCCCGATGCTCTGCCTGTTCTTTGACTTCAAATGGACTATAAGCGCGGTAAAAAGCACCGCTCATGTAATGCCCTGCTTCATGCGCCAGCACAGTGCGTTCCTGTGCGGCGGTCTTGCATTTGCTGCGATCAATGACAAGGAAATTGTCAAAGAACGCGATTGCGAAATTGTTTTTGAGTTTAACATCCACAACGTCTACGTTCAAAGCTTCCAGATCATCATACATACAGCAAACGGCTGTGTTCATGCATTACACACCTGATTTCTTTTTCTTGTTCCGCTCGGCCTTTGCGCGCATAGCGACCATAAGATCGTCAATATCATCGGGGGTAAGATCATCCTTTACATCCCCATAAAAGGCAATCAGTTCATCCTTGACAGCCTGATTCTCATTTTGAGAGTCAGGCTGTTTTTCTTTTGAATCGGCATTCCCTAAGAGGTAATCAACGGAAACACCGTAAAAAGCAGCAATTTCATTCACATAGCGCCGATAGGATTTGTTACGCCCATTCAGCCAGTTTGTGATGACGTTGGGGTGAATCCCAAGATGCTCCGCAAGTTCTTTCTTAGCACCGTGCCGCGGCCCGATGCACTCAATGATTCTTTCTAACAATATATCCATACTACACCGCCTGATTTTGTGCATAAAAGACAAAACCACACAAAACACGCAAAGTGCCGTTGACACCAAACAAAATGCGTGGTATAGTATAGCCATACCACACAAAACACACAACAAACAAAACTGCTTTGTGTGATATGGACAGGTGGTTTTGTGATTTGTTTGATTTGCACTATTATCATATCACAAAACCAAACAAAACACAACTATAAATCTATACAAAGAAAGGAGGACGTTCATGGGGGAACTGTATACCTGCAAGGATGTAGCAGAGCGGTACGGTGTTCAGATCATTACCGTATGGGAGTGGATTCGTAAGAAGAAGCTCGGTGCAATCAAAATCGGAAAGGAGTACAGGGTCAGCGCTGAAGACATCAAAGCGTTTGAGCGCTCCCGGCGGACGATTTGATTTTGAAGATGCCACATCAACAAGTGGGGGGAGGTGAATTTGGTGGACGAAATGGTTGATAGACTGCTTGACATTCTGGCTGATAAATTAACTGAGCGCCTGAGCGCAGGACACAAGGAACTGTACACTGCAAAAGAGCTTGCAGAGAGGTACGGGGTATCATGCGCCACGATTCGCAGCAAGATGGCTGCCGGAGAGTTTGGAGAACTTGTTAGTGTCGGCGAGAGAACGCGGCTTGTACCGTGGGCAGGAGTGCAGGCTTACGAATCTACACACACAGGAATGAGCACAAAAAGGACTTCGGAAAAGAACAGGGCCGTTTCGCATGGCAATCCGGGTCCGATTTGACAAATAAAAAGGCACCGTCCCGTTGCAGCAGGACGATGCCGAAAGGTGCGATGCGCCGAACCGCTTCAAGGAAAGGCTGCATCATCGTTTTTTAGTGTAACTTATTTCCGGCTGGAAATCAAGTACAAGAGAAAGTTTGTAGCTATGACCTATGAGGAACAGATTTCTTTGTTTGAAGCACTTTCGCTGAATGGCGCATGGAGCAACGCGGCCTGCACCGGCTACTGTCTGCTGGCTATGCAGAGAGCCGGGCTTGACGAAAAGACCATCGAAAAGGTGCTGCATGAACTGCACTGGGCATTCGATGACACCAGCGTTCAGCAGGCCGAGAAGATCTATTGCGGAGGGGAGGAGTAAAGATGCAGGAACTGCTGATGTTTATGTACCACCTCACCCCCGAACAGGCGGCAGCTCGTGTCCCGCTGTTCCAGTTCTGGCTGACTGCTTTTGGAGCGGCACTGTTGATCTGGCTGGACAGCAAGGGCGTGTTCGATGGTTTTGGAGCATGGCTCGCCTGTCTTCTCCGTGATACATGGGTAGGTGATCTGCTCCGCAAGTTTATGTGATTTCGGGCTTGTCCCGGTTGTTTTTCTGAAAGAAAAGGAGATTTCAATGAAGTACGGAAGAAGTTTGCAGGAGCTGGCGATTGAGCTTGACCGACAGGCTAAGGTCAAAAAGGACTACGTTGCCACGGCGGGTGCTATGCAGATGACCGCCGTCAACGAGAACTTTGACCTCGTGATCGGCAACACCCCGTTCCAACTGAACGAGAATGCCCACCGTCAGCTGGGATTGCAGCTGAAAATCCCGGCACCCTACTACGAGCGGA